TCATGCCGCTTCGCTGGTTGCATTTGAATACAGGGCAACTGCACCGGCGGGGTTGGCAGCGGTTAAGGTTTCGACATGTTTAAATCCGCGGGTGAGCAAATGTTTTTCGCGCCAGCGGTTGCCATATACGCCGAACACGACATAAACCAACAGGGAAATGATGTTGGTAATTTCATAGCTATATTCATAACCGACATTCAGGCTTAAAAACGTACCTATCGCCATGACAATCAGGATGGCCCAAATCGCAATGATCCACAGCCGTTTAGCAATGGCCCAGATCACACTGAAAAAGAAGGCCGGCCAAGACCAGCCCTGTTTCACCGCTTCAACTTGGCCCGAGGCATTGCGAAAAATTTTGTATTGTTTCATCTTCGATTCCTGCCAACGTAACTTAACCTATTCAGTCTGGTCGAGTTTTAGGAATGTAGCCAGTTGTCACCGACACGGTTTTTTTGACTATAAAAATCAATCAATTAGTGTCGGTGTGTCACTATTTTCCACTATTGCATCACAATTCAACCCACGCTCCGCGCTCATCTCTGTACCGATCAGTCATAGAACTAGATTTGTGACCAAGCAATTTTTGAGCAAAGACTGCATCACGCCCATCTGTATAGAGTCGCGCGGATAAACTGCGGATTTCGTGAAAGGATGGTGGCGTGCCGTTATCCCATTGCAACCCGCTTTTTTCTCTTATTTTTGCATAGAGCCGTCTGACACGATGTTCTACTGCTTTCGTGGTAAAAATTTTCCCTGAGTTGTCTGTTGGTTCGAGATTATCTGCAAGCCTGTAACCTGCAATTTCCAGTGATAGCGGTATGGCGATTCTTGCGCCTGTTTTTTGCTGGGTAACATGTAACCGGTCATTGTAAATATTTTCGATTCTCATCGCGCATAAGTCGGCTTGTCGTTGACCTGTAATCAGAGCGACTCGCATAAGGCGGCTAAACCACTCCGGAGCGTTCGTTTCAGCAACTTGCAAAATTGTCTGGAAGTCGGACAGAGACATACGTGAACGTTGAACTGTCACTCTTGGTGCGCGCACCACTTCTGCGGGGTTGTTAGTTACATGTCCAGCAGCGATAGCTTCCTTGAAAAAATCGATTAGCTCAGCGCGTAAACCACGCGCTGTTCGCATTTTCTTTGCAGTGGTGTAACTCGATACTAGTTCTGCAATATCTCTAACACTCACGGCTCTCAACGCAAGAGAACCTAGCTCTCTTTGGATTACTCGCAAATATTTTCGTTTGCTTGAGATAGATGCCGGCCGCAGCTCACGCATCATGAATATGCGCTCATACTCTTCACTCCAAGCTTGTACTGTGAGAGTTTCATCTGCACAAATACGCTCCTGTAATGACATGGATACATTACCGAGCGACAGGTTAGCTTCAATAGCTTGAGAGACGGCTAGGGCACGATTTCTACCTAACCCATACTCTTTTTTGGTTTGTGGGTGTCGGTATGAGAAGTAACCGCGTCGCACATAGAGATTTGGTGGTAAATCACGATTTTCTTTTTTTCTTCTCTGTGCCATCTCGCTTAATTCTCTCCATCAGTGATGTACCTGTTACGCTGGTCATCAATTTGGCGTTCTCATCAAAAATCCAGCGGCGACCGTATTTTTGTGGGGCGGGGTAGATGTGTCCCGCTCGAGCATGTTTGCGCACTGTTTCTAGCGACAATTCAAGAGGCTGCCGCTGATTCCACTCTTCTATAGTTAGATACATGCAAACTCCAGCAAACTCTAAAAAGCGGACTGCAAATAGACAGTCCACTTCAGGATGGGAAATAAAAACCCCGCTCAGTGGCGGGGTTAGTGTTGAGGGCTAAACTCTCCCACATCACGGTGTGCATATTGTTTATCCATTTAATTGCTCCACAGCTTTAAACAAACCATCAATTCCAAACCAGACAAATAGAACCCCGCAGGCAATTAGTGTCAGTGTCAAAACAACAAATAACCAGTCGCTGCTATTTGACTGTGAGCGATGTTGTTCATTTTGAGGTGATGATGTGATCATGTTTTATCTATCTAATTTTCCTTTATTTTTCTATTTCTTAACGATGCTAAGCATTACATAACTGTCAGCGATAAAACCAACATCACAGACGTGTAGTGCATGTTGTTACTTTTACTTGGTGGGAGGGTTACGCAGCAGTATTGCGGAGACCGAGGCGATCCATATTGCGGTGATACACGACATTGGCTTGGGCTTGCTGGTCTTTGGTCATGAATTTGCCGATGGTGGCAATTTCTTCGACCAGCTGCTTTATCTCGTGCCCTGATTGCGACTCGTCCATACGGAACAAGATATCGGCCAGCATATCCTGAACATCTTGTACTGATGGCTCATCAGGCGCGTCGTTTTGTGCTGATGATGGCTCTGGGGTTTCGTCTGTTGCAGGTGTTACTGCCACGGTTTCCGTGACAGGGCGAGCCTCACCTTCAATGACATTTCCTCTACGCGCGGCTTGCTGTGCAGCTCGTTTACGTGCAGCCTGTGCGGCTAAACGTTCGGTCATTGATTGTCCTGAGAGCGGAGTATCGTCACCACCCATCGGCGTGATGTCGATTTCCTCTTGCAGTTCGTCAACGGAGTAAACACCCATGATGACATCGGGCGTATACAATCGCGCCCAGCGCTTAACCGCCAAATAGGCGAGTTGCTGTTTAGGGTCATCAGCCCACAATGTGGAGCTACGCGTGCGCGCCTGTTGCAATAACAGCTCTATGCTTCGCGCTTCGCCATTCGGCAGAAATGCAGTAACGCGGACGCCGCAGCCTTTCTCATCATCAAATGTCCAGTTGGGGACGCGGTACTCGATGTCCTTATTATCCTTCTTGGTTTTGATGACTTTGAACTTACCGACTACGCGCTCCCATGGCCCGAAAAACTCGTAGTCAAAGCGCCCCTTAATCACGCCGGAGTTCACGACGACAGCGTTCACCAATTGGGCTTCATAGCCTAGTGTGCCGTTAACCAGATGCGTTTTTTGCGCCACAGGGAAGGGGTTCATTCCCCACTGTAGTGCTTGCAGACAGATGGCATAGCAATCGGCTTTGTTACCACGCAGATGCTGAGGCACGGTGGCTTTACCGCTGGCCATCATGTCGGCTAGCCGATCAATGCTGGCCATGAAGTCCACATTCATCATCAGGTTCAGCATATTGGCTTGACCGCGGTCGTTGGCGATAACAGTGTTATTACTGACTAAGGTGGGGTGTTGGTTCATCATGCGACCTCCTGCGAGGCAAACAGGTTTTCTGGTAACGATGTGAGTTCGTCTTCGTAGAACTCGATAGCTTGAGTTTCATCGTTGGCCGGTGGGAGCAGCCCTTCATCATTGAGCAACTTGCGCTCTTCCGCCGCGATTTGATAAGCCGGCACACTGATTTCGGTGACACCATCATGCCCTGGGTAGTAATCGGCTTGACGCCAGCGGACAACGTTGCGAACTGCCATGTCACGCAGCTCAAGCCCGCGCTCACGGTCAGCGATACTGTAGTAATAGACGCCAACCAGAATGGGCTTGAACACGTCTTTACCGAGTGGACCATCTTTCTCCACGGCGATAAACGCAAAGCTTGGAATATGGCCGGTGAGGGTTTGGTATCCATCGCTATAGTGTGCGTCTTGGATATGGTAGTTGTGCGCGCTGCCATCACGGGCAAAGCCGGACGGGCTGGCATTGCGAACAAACTTCAGGTCGGCCAGTACGTGTTCTTTGCGGCTCATCCAGTCAGGGCGGCATTTCAACAGCTCACCGGTTTGTGGATGATTCCAGTAGAGACTGGTTTCAGCTTCACCGTCGAGCTCCAGCAACACCGCCGCTTCGGGATGGGCGAAGATGGCTTCGCGATAACGCAGTGCATGCTGATACTCTGCGGTAGTGACGATTTCTCGCTCTCCCGCTTCTTTTAGGAAGGCTTCTTTTAAGTCATCCAGAAAAATAGCATCCGGCTTGAAGCTGCGAATGCGCTCAGCCATTTCTGCTTTGGTGCCGCTTACCGACAATGATTGAGGCAGGGCATTGATATGGGTGACGTGCTCAGCTTCTTTGATGCCTAACATGGCGTAGCTATCGAGAACCGCTTGGTAACCGCCTGAAGTTTTCAGAGGTTTGGGTAGCGTATCGTTATAGCGTTTGATGCAGGCTTTGAGCGCTGTAGCGGTACGTTTGTCATCTGGTCCTAACGTTTGGTACGCAGCCGGTAGGGCATCGTAGGCCACTTCGTGAGCGGAGACCGTTTTCCCCGCATCTATGGGTTTGGTTAGTCGTGCGTTATGAGCTTCGATTGCGACTACCAACTCTTCGATGGAGGGCTTGGCCTCCAGTGAATCATTGTATTCCTGAATGATGGCTTTCATCTGGTCGGTGCTGCTGATGGCCTCTTCTGGCCACGCCGGCTCAACAGCAAACTCGTTATTAAAGTCATCAAACTCTAATACGATTTTGTGCAGGATTCGGCCTTCACGCAGTGCTGCTGTGGTTTTCTGGTTGTTACCTTCTACTTGGTAGTAGTGATAATGCTGGCCGGAAATCAGCGCCCAATCTAGCGCACTTTTAGAAAGACCTGAGCCGCGGTGATAAGCCGTAGCGGAAATATTCGGGTAAAAACCGGGCTCGGTGGGTTCAAAGTTAGTAATGGCAGCGTTATCAACTGGAGCCGTTTCTATCATCACTTCATTGAACATTGAAGGATACCTTTTTGTTGCAGTTGCATGATTTGCGCCATGGCGTGCTCAAAGGCCTTTTGGCGGTTTATCTTGGCGCGCAGTTCAATCTTTTGCCGTTCTCGTGCTCTCTGTCTCTCTCGGATATATAAGGGAACGGGTGGTCCCATCAGGCGGGCGTAAAACTCTTGCTTTGCTTTTTCCAGTTTGGCGCGGACTTCAGCGAGGTCAGGGGGGGCAAAGATTGGGCCTCGCTCCATCATGTTGGACATGTGGCCTCCTTACGCTATTAAGCCGGATAAGAGAGGTACATCAGTGAGAGGACGACAAACAGCAGGATGGCTTTAAGCGTCCAGTGTCCGCGCTTTGTTTTGAAATCTGAACCACTTAGGGTGTATTTGAACATGATGCGGTTAATTGAGTCTGCGTGCATGGTATGCCTCCTCAATATGTAGATTTATTTGGTGCAGGGTTGCTTGATAACGCGGGTAGTGTTTTTAATGGCTTGTTTAATTCGTTCTACGATTGCAGATAATTGAGATTCAGGAGCGAAACCCATGAAGGTTCCGCCCGCGATGGCATAATTCATCATGAGCTTTCTCCCTTTTTTATATGCTGGGTGTGACGTTGAATTGAGGGTTATACCCTTGCAGTAACATTTGCTTGTTTACGGCGATAGCCTGCCTGATACATGGCTGTCTTTGGCAGGCACGTGGATCCTAATTCAGTGTGGCTGTGGTTACGTTTTGGCACTGATACAGCATTCAGAACTCGGATAGAGCAACCTCCGATAGCTTCTTCCAGCTTACGGTTAAAAGCCGCTTCTTTAGCTTTTCGAGCGTTAAACTCGGCCATACGGCGAAAGTTATAGCGCTGTCTTGCGTTCACGATTGATCCTCCAGTAACAGACTTTGGTGATATTGACGCGAGGTTTGTTAATCCATGCTTACTGAGTGTTCATAAGCACGTAGCACATCAACATCCCAAAGCCTATTGCCTTGGCTCACCTGTGTTCAGGTGAGAGCTTTCTTGTTAAAGAGCGATGAGACTGGGTGTCTCCGTGTATTGAGTATCACCTGCGGTGCTATTAAATGTCAACACCGCCAGAGATAAATAATCACCGCAAGTAATAATGTTATTGTTTTTTAAGTGGTTTTATTTCTTGGCGTAGGGGTGGTTGAAATTAGTGTCGACAAGAAATAGTGATGTGTTAAAGAGACAAAACCGGCACTTGGCCGGTTTTGCAGGGATTGGTTCTGTTGTAGGAGTTCGCTCTTGTGACGACGGTAAAGGTTGTAGCTAACCAGCTCTAAGTATTAGAGAGCAAGCTATTAAAACATTTCCTCTGGCCACTGAGACATAATCACTTTTCCGATTATGCGGCAGGTGTCTCCACATGGAATGAGGGGATATTGTGGGTTTAGCGGCTTAAGGAAACAGAGGCCACTATCCCGAATCAACTTTTTGAAAGTGAACTCATTTCCATTGGTGTTTGCAACACAAAAGTCGTTTGGCTCTACATCACGGTCAGGGTCTACTAGAATTAGCATCCCTTCAGGAAAGCTAGGGCTAGAGCCAGCAGGTGCGGTCATAGAATCACCTTCTACCTCTAGCCAAAAGGAACGTGCAGAGGCTTTTTTGGATGTTTCTATCCAACACTTAGCGTCTTTTGCCGTATATGACTCAGCTACTGTTGTAAATGCTCCCGCTTGAACTGTTGTAAGCAACGGGAATGACCTTTTCTCTTGTGGCTGAACAACTTTACTAGGACTAAGAGAGCTATACATATCCGCAATTTCTTGCGCCAGCTTCGGGCTAAACTCTTCCACTCCTACTTGCAATAGCTTAGCAATCGCCGCTGCATTGGTGTGATTTAATGCATTCACGCCGTTCATCAAAGACGCGACAGCAGACTGACCAATGCCTAGAGCATCAGCGATACTATCTTGTGAGAGTTTGAGAGCGCGTTTTTTAGCTGCGTAAATAGCTTTTAGCCGTTTAGCATCTTCAATTTGCTCTGCTGTGATAGGTTTTTTTTTCGTAGTCATCCTTCGATGTTATCACTCATGGTGTTAAAAGCATAACACCGCCAGTGTTGACATTAATTAGCTCTAGCGGTAATAATTGTTTTATCCGTGAAGGAGGTTCTAATGGAGCAAAGAGTAAAACTAATAGATTACGTAAAACGTCTTGGGCAAACCAAGGCGGCTAAAAATCTCGGCGTATACCAGAGTGCTATTTTTAAGGCTATTTCATCTGGAAGAGATATTACGGTGATCATCAATCCAGATGGGTCAGTCCACGCGGAAGAGAGAAAACCATTCCCTAGTCAAAAACGAAGTAGTAGCGATATCTAACCCTCCGTTCTTTAACAACCTGACCGCCGACTGAACACAGACGGCAAACACCAACTGCCATCAAGTTTGCTTGATGGTTTGGCTACTCATATTTCAAAAAGGAGTTTTGCACATGAGAAATGCAAGTTACAGCAAACCAACTCAGCGACAGATCGACCGTGCGGAGACAGACATTCTGATTGCTTTGTCACAACTGACTCAACGCAAGTTCGCTGAGCTATCTGGATGGCATGAATCTAAGGTTAGTCGAATGAATTGGCGCGATGTAGCAACGGCTTTTTGCATTCTAAAAATGGCCGCAGAAGTGAGCCCGTTGGGGCAGGTAGTTCGAGAGGTTTTTAAGGTTATCGGACAAAAAAAGTCCTCGGCGGCAACCGAGGACTTTGAGCAGTTAACAATGAGTTTTTAAGCAAAAAATCACAGTTCACAGAGAAATACGCTAGAAATATTATATTTTTCAATGAGGCTTTTCAATGAGCATGACGTTAATGGCTAAGGCCATGAATATCAAGGTTGGAAACCCATTAAGGAAGTTGGTTTTAATCAAATTAGCTGACAACGCCAACGATAAAGGGGAGTGCTGGCCGTCATACCAGAATATCGCTGATCATTGCGAATGCAGCAGGAGCGCAGTAAGAGCACACATTGACGCGCTCATGGATATGGGGTTATTGACGAAAGAAAACCGTATCGGGAATAACAACGGAAAGGGGAATAGGTCGAATGTTTATTACCTGATTCTGGATACCCCTATGCCATCAAATGGCACACCCCTGTGTCATCAGATGACACCCCCTATGCCATTAGATGGCACACCCTGTGCCACCAGATGGCACCAGAACCAGTCAATAGAACCAGTCATAGAACCTATATCTGTTACGTCCGAGAATTCTGACGAATCCTCAGACGATCACAGCGGAGGTGTTTCTTTGCCTGACGATGGAAAAGCAATTCAGAGCGGTACCAAGTGGGGTACCGCTGATGACCTTGCCGCAGCAGAGTGGATGTTTGGGCAGGTGTTAGCGATTGCCCCCAAGGCTAAAAAACCTAACTACGCCGCATGGGCCAATGAGATACGTCTGATGCGCGAGCGTGACGGGAAGCAACATCGTGAAATGTGCGAGCTGTTCAGATGGGCGTGTCAGGATTCATTTTGGTCTGGGAATATTCTGTGCCCAGTCAGTTTGCGCCGAAAGTGGGATCAGCTAGAAATCAAGCGCAACAAGCAATTGGCTGGTACAGCAAATTCAGCATCCTTGAACTTCGATAACACTGATTGGGCTAAAGGGCTTTTGGTATGAGACAGTCAGCAGCTGCGGTAACCACTACGTACAATAACCACTCGGCGACAGTGGTGCAGATGGCCGATGCAAGACGACCGCGAAAACAACTCAACGACGGTGCTGTGGCGGTATTCAATGAGATATTTAAGCAATTCCGCGTTATTTTCCCTGCACTCACGGTAAGCGTTAAAAGCCAGTCTGACTTGGACACACTAAGGGCACAGTGGGTGATGGCATTCTTGGAGAACGGGATCACTAGCCTTGAGCAGGTTGAGGCCGGTATGTCCGCCGCTAGACGCCAAAACTCCCCCTATCTACCATCACCAGGACAATTCATATCGTGGTGCCGTTTAGGCGAGTTTCAGTCGGCGGGGCTCCCTGATTCTAATGAACTCTACAGCATGCTAATGAAGTACTGCGCAGAGCGAAGCTTGTATGATTCTCCCGAGGAGTACCCGTGGCCCAGCAATGCGGCATACTGGATGATCACCAAGCTATATGACGTAATGAGATCTCAGGGATTGTCCGAATCTGAAACGCGCAAGCGATGCTCTACTGAGCTGAGTGATATGGCATCACGTATTCGGGCAGGGGAAGAAATCCCTAAGCCGATCAAGCAAGTCGCTAAATTGTATATTCCAGTTACCAAAGAGGCTGGGATGGCAAAGATAGCTGAAATCAAACGGAGATTTTTTAGAAGCAGGGTGTAAAAGCGCATGGAGGACAGGCATGAAAAATAAATTCACTCACGTTGGTGATCTGTTGTGGCTGGATGCTTCTGGTGAGCAATGTGTTTCCCAGCGCAAGTTGAGAAAGGGCTTTTTCGTATGGGTTGATGAGCATGGCCTGATGTTTAGTCGGTTATCAGGTCGAAGTGTTCAGTCTGCCGGTCTGTATTTGGACATATCGTCTATCAGACCTATTGGTTAGTTACTTCGGAGTTGCTTTCAAACTAATGGAGTGGATGTGAATGGCATAAACCAAGAAGGCATCAAACTCACTAAAGTAAACTTTCAGTCAGTCGGTCAGCAAATCCAACAACTGCTAGAGCACGGTGAATATCGCTTGATATTAAAACCGTGGAAAAACAAACGCAGCCTTTCACAAAACGCACTTTTCACATGTGGTGTAGCGAGATAAGCAAATACCTCCAGCGCAGAGGTAGGGGCTTCGCTACGCCTGAATGGGTGAAATGCGCAATGAAGCATACCTATCTTGGATACGAAGAAATGGAGCGAATTGATGTCATCACGGGGGAACGGATGACAGTTCAAGAGCTACTGCATACCTCAAGCCTAGATACTGGAGCTATGCATTACTTCATGACTCAGGTTGAGGGTTGGGCAGCCAGCATAGGTTGCCTTCTGACTATACCGACTGATTCCGAATACATGCGGATTAAGGAGAAGCAAAATGAATAATAAATACCCATTACCAGATGAACAGTTATTCACGCTTGAAGCTCTGAACCGAATTGGTGGTTTTGTGTGGCCAGAGAAAGCGTCCCCTGCGGCGATGTCAGAGGTGGAACATCAATCTATCGATCAGTTAATCACCGTATGGCAGAAAGCCAAAGCTAATGCCGATACGTCGCGCGCTATTTTGCAGCTTGCCGAGAAAGAAGAGCTTGAGGCTCGTGAGGCTGTCTATGGTGCGCTGTGTTCTGCTGGTTGGGGAGAAATATGATTGCATGGTTCACTCATAACCCGATGAGTAGTGAAGAGGCTGTACAGTTACTCGCTGAATACCAGCGGCGGGGATTGAAAGCGATGAAAAGTTTAAGCGACGACAAAACTCTTTGGGTTGTGTCGGTTGCCGCCCCAAAACGCCAGAAGTTACAGCCAACTCCACAATCAATGATTAATCGACTCTGGAGGTGATATGGCATTAAAGCGGGATAAATGGGACGCGATATTTTCAGAATTAGTAAGAGAGCGAACAAATTGGCAATGCGAATACTGCGGTAGACACTTCAACCACGACCATCAAAAACTTCACTGCTCACACTTCAAATCTCGTCGACACAAAGCCACTCGGTACCATCCTTACAACGCCTTCGCGCACTGCATAGGCTGCCATCGGAAACTTGGTGAAGATCCTTTTGAGTTCACGATGCACGCCAATATCACTTACGGCGAAATGACCATTGATCGCATAGCCCATTTATCTGCAATTCCCATCCGACTGAAACCATGGCAGATGGATGAGCTTTATCAGCATATGCGTCGTGAGCTTGTGCGCATGCGTGACCTACGGGCATCAGGTGAGGTAGGCCGCATCGAGTTTACTTTGCCGGATTGGTATCAGGATGGCATCACGTTGCGAATGGGGGAGTGAGCTGATGAACGTTGTCGATATGAAACTCAGCCCTGAGCAATATCGATGGGTTGATGACTGGCTGCAGTTGTGGGGCGCTTGGGTGTACTCCGGGCGACTTGAAAAACGGATGTCCAGCATGATCGCAAGATTCATGGAAGCCGCAGATCCTACTCGAGTAACGCCATCGCGCCCAATGTGTAACGATGAGGACGGTATGTTGATTTCCCAGATCGTAGACCGTGTACTCGTTATCGACAAAAAGGCGCTTGGCATTGTGTTGAGTTATTACGCTTTTGGCTCTTCCAAACGTGCCATTGCATGCTATCAGTGCAGCACTGCAAAACCACGCAAGGTAATGCTGGGGCGAGGATATGAGGGGTGGCGAAGGCCATCATTATCAACATGTCGCCGTGAGGTCGATCAGGTACTTGATGCTTCACTATGGCTGATTTACAGAGAGCTGCATCCTGCGCTTATTGGTCGTAAACGTGTTGTTAATATCGCTAAACGGGTGGCTATTTGTGCGTAACGCGAATTTTGATTTGACAATTGTGAGCCATTGAGCCACCATTGCAGGGTACGCTGCCTTAAGTACGTCGTAAGACACTTAGGCGGCTTTTTTTATGCCTTTTTTCTGAATGACTTGCTGTGTAGTCGGAACAGAGTTACTTGTGTGTCACGGCAAGTTTTAGGAGAAAAAGCATGGAAAATCATGTGGATATGACGCCGCAGGCCAAGAAGATTTATAACCGCTTGTCCTGTGTCCGATGGACTTCCCCCGTGGATATGCAACTTATAACCGGCATGACGGCAGCTTGTTGCCAGTTAATTCTGACTCAGTTAGCCATGGCTGGATTGGTAGAGGATGCAATGGGGGAAGGGCGTTACTTCAAACGTTGTCGCCGCTAAGGCAGTTTCGCTGTGAAGTGGGCGGCTGGCTAGTGTTGGTCGCACTGGCCAGCCATATGCCCGTTGTGGGGATCACAGGCATACCAAGGCCCACCGCTTGTGTGCACAAAGCGGATCAAAGCCTATCAAAAAAGCCCGAATTGATCCATGAAAAATACTGTACATAAAAACAGTGTTACGCTCGTTAACGCTGACTCGCTTGAATACTTGAAAACCCTACCTGATAACTGCATTGACCTAATCGCAACTGACCCACCGTACTTCCGCGTAAAGGCATGTGCGTGGGACAACCAATGGGAAGATGAAACAGCATACCTTGCTTGGTTAGATGACTTGCTGGCCGAGTTTTGGCGCGTATTGAAGCCAAGTGGTTCGATGTACATGTTTTGTGGCTCCCGTCTTGCGGCCGACACTGAGATCTTAGTGCGTCAACGCATGAAGGTGTTGAACCATATAGTGTGGGCAAAACCATTTGGCCCTTGGCGTCGTATGCGTAAGGAGGACTTACGTACTTTCTTTCCTGCCACTGAGCGAATCATTTTTGCTGGACATTATGGTGCAGAAGGCTATGCCAAAGGGCAGTCTGGCTACTCGGTGAAGTGCAAGGCATTACGCCAAGAAGTGTTCAAACCCCTGATCAGTTACTTCAGCGATGCGCGCAAGGCATTAGGGGTTAGTGCGGCAGAGATTAATGAAGTGACCGGCACAAAGATGTGTTCGCATTGGTTCTCGACCAGCCAGTGGCAGTTACCAAGTGAAAGCCAATATCTGCAATTGCAGGCATTGTTTCAGCGCAAAGCAGCAGAGCTTGGGCATTTGGATACATTACAGCAGCCACACAACGAGCTAATACGGCAGTATCAGGGCTTGCAAGCCGAATATGCTGGGCTGGTGGCGCAGTATGGCGACCTCAAAAAACAGTATGAAAATCTGCGACGTCCCTTCTCGGTCACCGCGGATACACCGCATACCGATGTCTGGACGTTCCCACCGGTACAGGCATATCCAGGCAAGCATCCTTGCGAAAAACCGGCTGAGCTGATGGAGCACATTATTGCTACCAGTTCGCGGCCCGGTGATGTCGTGGCCGATTTCTTTATGGGGTCTGGTTCAACCATTAAGGCGGCGCTGAAGTTAGGACGTCGAGGGATAGGGGTTGAGCTGGAAGAAGAGACATTTCTAAAAGTACATAGGCAGTTAAAAGATGATGAGTAATGCGTGTTTGATACCACTTTGAGTGCTTATGTTGTGATGTTTGTGCCCGCGTAACGCGGGTTTGTTTTTTTATGCGACAGGTTAAGCCCGGACTCGTCGGGATGGCGCTCAGGAGGGCGATATGCCGGAAAAAGACCCAAGTATTTGGGCAATGTTATGTGCATGGGCGTACCAGAATGCGCCGACAATCTATTCTTTCTGTCTTGCTTTCACTATTGCTGCTTTCAGAGTTCTCTACGGCGGCGGAACTAAACGAACGATGATTTTAGAAGGGGCGCTATGTGGCGCTCTTTCTCTTTTCTTTGTATCGGGAATGAAGTGGTTCGGCATACCGGTCGACGCGGCCGCGTTTATTGGCGGCATGGTGGGCTTTATCGGCGTGAAGCAGCTGCAGATTGTTGCTTTGCGTATTCTCAATAAGCACGTTCCTAAGGAGGAGTGATGTCGTTTTACTTAGGCAAGCACAGCCTTGAAAACTTGCGAGGCGTGCATCCCGATTTGGTTAAAGTGGTAAATCGAGCGATAGAGCTGACCAAAGTGGATTTTAAAGTTATTGAGGGTAAGCGTTCTGAAGCTCGTCAGCGTCAGCTGGTGGTCAATGGCAAGAGTAAAACCATGAATAGCCGCCATCTGACTGGCCACGCCGTTGATTGCGCTCCGCTGGTGGCTGGTGTTATTCCGTGGAATGACCGTAAGGCATTTGCATCCGTATCCAAGGCCATGTTTGCCGCGGCTAATGAGTTAGGCATCCCATTACGCTGGGGTGGAGACTGGAATCAGAATGGCCGAAGTGATGATGAGCGATTCTATGATGGCCCACACTTTGAACTGCCTCGACAGAAGTATCCAGCCTAGCTCTGGTCATCCAATCGGTCTCAAATGAGGTCGAAACAAAGAGAAATTGAAGCCTCGCTAATGCGGGGCTTTTTTGTATCTGCGCTATGCCCAGCGCATCAGGCAACACAGAGCCTTACAGAAATGAGCCTTGGAGAAGTACCGTTTCTCTGTGGGCGGCGTTTCTGGGCAACGAGGCTCATTTCTATAAGGTGACTATCGATATGAACACATCTATAGCTTCTTCTTATACCGACGCATCAAACATCCATCATGTCGTTAATGAGTTCGCTGACATTGTTCCTGTTGTCATAGGCCGTATCGGTGAGCGTGAAACCAGCGTTGTGAGTGGAACGTCGTTACACAAGGCGCTGGGAGTGGCAACCCGAATGACGGATTGGATAAAGCGTCGTATCGGGGAGTATGGCTTTAAGGAAGGTTTGGATTACATCATTGTTGAAAATTTGCGCTCCCCAAATTTGAGTAGCTCAAAATCTCGCCAGCAGATCAGCCATGAGTACCTGACTACGTTGGATATGGCCAAAGAGTTGGCAATGGTCGAGCGTAGCGAACAAGGGCGCGCCATTCGTCGTTACTTCATCCAGTGTGAGACTGCATTACAGCTTACTGCTCCAGAGGTCATTGCTCGTTATCGTCGTAAGTTAAAAGCGCGCGTTGAGGTGGCCAATCTGTTCAAACCGATGTGCTCAGCTTTGGAGTGTTCAAGAGCAGATCAAGGCAAGGAGACGCAGCCTCACCACTACAGCAATGAAAGCAACATGATCGCTCGTATTGTCCTTGGTGGGCTCACTGCCAAACAGTGGGCGAAGATGCATGGTATTGAGGGTGAGCCGCGTGATGCAATGACGGCTGACCAGTTGGAGCATATGTCCTATTTGGAGAGCACCAATATCACATTGTTGGATATGGGGATGGAGTATCCGCAACGTAAAGCTGAACTTACCCGATTGTCTCAGCGTTGGATGGCGAAGCGTTTGGGGGTTGGCAATGAAAAGTTCTGCTGAACTGCATGAGTTTTTTGTCTGGCGAGTGTGACTAAAAGTTGTAGTTCGTTGGGGTTTTGTCTGATGCTTGGCTAAATCGATGTAAGCCACTAGCTTGATAAGCTTGCTAGTGGCTTTGCCGTTTTGGACTATGGCAAACAGGCTTCATTCACTTGTGGGGCTCTATCGCCGGGAGCCAGTTTACGAATTACACGAGCTGGGTTGCCTACAGCCAAAGAATCGGCAGGAATATCTCGAGTTACTACAGCGCCTGCACCAATTACTGCTCGATCTCCAATGGTAACGCCTGGACAAATTATCGCGCCACCACCAATCCAGCAATCATCACCGATGGTTACCGGTTTGTGGTACGTAGTCCAATTACGTCTATCTTGGAAATCTAAGCTGTGGGTTGCGGTGTAAATCTGTACGTTTGGTGCTATTAGCACATTACTGCCGATACG